ACCAACACCAACCGCCGTGGGCAGGCGTACAACGGCCACGCCACTCACGCTCAGAACGCCGTGGTGGAGGGCAACGCCGCTGCCTACTACCGCACCACCGGCTGAGTCGCCAGGGGGGCACCCCCTAGGCCACGCCCCCCGCTCTTCGGAGCGGGTCGGGTCGGGGGCGCTGAAAAGAAAAGCCACAGACACCCCTAATCTATAACGGACCAAAAGCGACCTCTAAATATCTCAGAGGTTCCCAAAGCCAAAAAAATTTTTTCCGAAGCCACCCCTTGACAAAACCCCGAGAGCCTCATAGAATACTTTCATACACATCAGAACGATGCGACTTAAATCCCACGAGTCTCCCAGGTGTCAAGGACGAAACAACAAAAGTCCAAAAAGATCTGCGAGGACTCGACAACTTAAGAAAAAACGTAATCAATTCCTGAAAAAAATCGGAGCAAAACCATGAAAACCACAGAACTACACCACGTTTCTTTTACAAAAAAAGAACTTGACCATCTTCTGTATATTCTTGAAAGGGAGGTAAAAAATGATCGAGGTGACACTAAACGGACAAAAAATCTCATCGAAGAGATTAAACTCCAGACAGTGTGGGCGAAGGTTAGTGTCTAAGTGGAACGTTCATGACAGGCGTAAAAAGAAAGAGTCCAAAGATGAACTCGCACTGACTGTCTTTTGTATTGGCATTGTTATCCTCGCAATCATGTTTTGGCCTGTAACACTTTCTTTGATTGCGATTGCGATTCTTTGGAATATCTTGAAGAATCGCAAAGGATAATATATAATGTAGTTTAGTTAATTTTATGAACATGACTCGAAAGAAGTCTCATTTGCTTGAGGTACAACAGGACGAATATGGTGATTACTTCATCGAATTTCCATCTGAAGTTATTGATGAACTTGGATGGAAGGAAGGTGACATTTTAGAATGGAACGTTCAGGACTCGGGCGAAGTTTTACTCACAAAATCTGACGAATAGTACAATGGAAGATCTAGAGAATATTATCGAAGAACTGAGAGAAGAGATTATTTCCCTCAGAGCGGAAATCGGTGATCTGCGAGAAATTATCGCAAAACAAGAATCCGAGATTTCTGAGGTTTCTTGGCGCGTTAGCGCGTTGGAGGAGGAAGTATGATTAACATTCTGAAACCTTTTAAAACTCAAGAAGATAAGATCGATGAAATGTATCGTGATTTAATTTCAAAGAGCGAAGCTATTGCTAAACAGATCAAAGATCTTAGAACAGAACTGAAGCAACTGACGGATAGAACAAATGGCAGTTAATAATGTCAACTTAGATCAAAATCCTGCTTTAAGTACGGAGATTTTTGATGAAGATTATTTTTATTCAGTCATCAACGTACCGACTTCTATCTTAAATCCTACTGTTACTAAAACGTTTGAGATTAGTCCAGCAGTTCCTTTACCAGCTCCTGGTGTACCAGCAGTAACAGCAACCTATAGTGTTGGTTTGACCTTAGAAAGTAATTCAATTACTACGTCTGGTTGGGCACCAAATAGTCATATCTATACGGTAGGTTCTAAAGATAATAAAATTGCGTTTATGTATGCGGTAAATCCTGCAACATCATTTAAACTTGTTAAACAAGGTGATGTTATTAATGGATGTACTGTAGGTAAAATTGCAAACTATTATAAATCGGGAGAATTTCTGTTGTGCATGTGCGAGATTAGCGGCACGGCAAATTTTGTAGCGGAGCAAACCTACAACGTCAACAATAGTTCTAGTTTACAAATTATCGTCAAAGCGGGCAGAGGTATTAAGACTCGTATGGCGGTTCTTGGTATTTTTGCAACCGATTATAAAAACATTCAATACTTTACTCAATTTAATAAACCAGATATTGAAGCAGAAATTAAACAACAACAAACAAGAGAAACTTTTGGTACAGTTGACAAATATACTGCAGATTTTTCAGTAGGTGAAAAAGTTGATAATTACATGTTTGAATTTCCTGGATTTGAAATTTATGATGAATATAAAGTTGTTGAACAAACAGCAAATAAGTCATTAATAGATTTTAGTCAAAGTCCTGCGGAGTTGTCTGCAGCATTAGAAAAACAAAGACAAAATCAATTACCTTCTCGTTGGTTATCTGTTCAAAAAGACGTTATTCAACCAGCAAGAGATGCAAAATCATTATTTGAATCTAATCAAAATTTTGAATTAGATGCTATGGCACCAGTTGTTGATGGTAATGATATTGATAACAAAATCACAATTACAAGTTGGAGACAGTATCCACAAAACTGTGGACCTGTAACATATCCACTATTTTCATTTCAATTGAAAAATAATGATACTCAATATGCAATTGAAATTGATGAATCAAAAGTTATCGATATGCGTTTATTTTATAAACCAGTTCCACCAGAAGGTACTGGACCACTACCACCATTATCGACTATTGTAACTACACCACCTCCATCTGGATCACCTCCAGGAACTCCAAGTACTTCAACAACTGTATATACTTACTTCTATCCCTATACAAGTAACTACGTTACTGTAAGTTGTAGTAATCCAAATATTAATGCACCAGCACCTACAATCTCGTATTATAGTGATGGTACAATCAATTCACTTACTGCTGGGTCTTTTGGTATTTTTACTTTAGCTGATTACCAATATCCCATTTCCAAAAAAGCAACTTGGAAAATTAAAAGTTCCACAGATTTAATCAAAACTACTGCAGATCAACAAACTGGACCATTTAATTACGATAACGAATTTACGTTCTTAACAGAAAATTTAAGTACTACAGAAACTGAAATTAAAGTTATCGGTACAGTTGGTTTTACTGATAGTGGTTATCTAACCATTCCAAGTTATGATTTAGAAATTACCAATGTTGGTAATTATGAATCAATAAATGAACACAGAAAATACACTTTCAATGGTATTGAAATCATTTATTATACAGGAAAAACCGCAACATCTTTTACTGGTTGCGTTCGTGGTGCATTTGGAACTACTCCTAGATCATTTAATCAGTTAAATAGTAGAGTAATCGATTATCAGCGTCCACCTGTTAATCAGTATATTCCTTATCGTTTAGGTCCAAACTAAAATGATCCCACCAGCACTATCAGCAGGAGTTGATTCACCAGCAGCACTTGGTTGTTGTTTTTATCCTCCATTTCCAGAAGTACCACCAGGACCAGGAACTGTAATTAATTGTGGTTTACTTCCATATCATGCTGGAGATGTTTTAACACCAAAACCAGGCTATGGTTGTGATGATCCATGTCCGCCACTTCCAAGAGTATGTGTCAATGTAAGTACATGTATTGCAGATGGTAGACCAATTGCTCATATTGGTGATATTTTGAATGCACCTGCTGGTTGTGTTCATGTAAGTGTTCCAACACCAGTCCTAATTGCTTGACATTTGAGCATTTTCACTCTATAATTTTCTTATCTCCAGACGAGAACTCAATTTATGACAAAAACTGTTAAGATTTTTGGTAACTACCACACTTATACTGTTAAAAAACCCTTCAAAAAATAATCAACATAGGAGAATTTAATTATGGCAAAGCGTCCCTCACTGACAAACAAGGTTGTAATCGAGTCTAAACCGAAAAAAACTCGTCAAGGACTGTCTATTCACACAAAATTGTCCGCTTCAAGTCGAAACGGTGCTAAAAAACGTTATCGCGGACAAGGACGTTAATATTTTTTGAGACCAGAGAGTAAAATCTCTGGTTTTTTTGTAAAAAAGTGATTTTAAAACTCAAATATATAGTAATAGACTAAAAAAATAAAGTCGAATGGCACTAAATAAACAACCAAAAACAAAATTAGGGGTAATTTCTAGGTCTTTTAAAGATTTAAGCTTTAATTTTACCAAAAATCCCGTGACTGGTGATATTAATGTGCTGAAAAATGAGGAAGCTATTAAGCAATCTGTCAAAAATTTGGTCCTGACAAAATACAGAGAAAGGTTATTTAACCCAAATTTGGGTTCAAACGTTACTAATTACCTTTTTGAGTTGTCTTCTCCAGCTGATGCTAGTTCGATTATATCAGGAATTCGTACTTTATTAACAACTTTTGAGAAAAGAATCGAAGTCAAGAAAATAGAAGTCTTTACTTCAGATGAAAGTTATGAATATTTGATTGAAATTTCATACTACATTATTGGTGAACCACTATTACAAACAACACAAGTAGTATTAACAAGGGAAATGTAGTATGAAAAATACTAGACCATTGCCAGTCACATCACTAGATTTTGTAGATTTAAAACTGGCAATTAAAGAATATATCAAAAATCAGACAGATTTTAACTCTTATGATTATGAGGGTTCTAATTTGTCTATGCTTATTGATATTTTAGCATATAATTCTCAATTTACGTCCTATAACATTAATATGGTCGCAAATGAGTTAGCATTAGAAACTTCTACATTCAGAGATAATGTAGTTTCTCTTGCAAAAAGACTTGGTTATCAACCAAAAACTTATACTTCATCCAAAGTTGGGGTAACTATTTCCTCTGACAGTGTTGCAGGATATGATTATTTGAAAATTTATCCTGGTGTAGTACTTGCAGCAACCAATGAAAATAAAGCTTATGGATTTTTAACTGATAAAACACTCAGTACAACTGTATCAAATGGTTCTGCGTCATTTTCTGGTATTACCTTAAAAGAAGGTCAATTTTTGAATATTAGTTATGTTGTAGATTACAGTGATGAAAATCAACGTTTTATTATTCCTAATGCATATGTTGATAGTGATTCCATTACAGTAACTGTACAAGGTGAATCATATACTAGAAAAAAAGATATTTTGAATATTGGTCCAGACTCTACAATATTTTTCGTAGACCAAATTCAAGATCAAAAACTTGAAATTATTTTTGGTGATAATGTAATTGGTAGAAAATTAGAAAATGGAGAAGTAGTTGATATTCAATATATTAGTACTACTGGTTCTTTAGCAAATAATATAAAATCATTTCTTTTAAATGCAAATATTTACGGAGTAGTTAATAATACTGAAACTTTACTCTCATTGAATTTGTTTACTTTAGAAGTAGACAGTGTTAATTCATATGGAGGATCCGAATTTGAATCTATTCGTTCTATTAAATATAACGCTCCACGTTATTACTCTTCACAAAAAAGAGCAGTAACATTGGATGACTATGAAGTTATTACAAGAACAATTTATCCAAATATTGATTTACTTCGTGTTGTAGGAGGAGAAGATTTAGATCCACCAGAATACGGAAAAGTTTATATTTCTATCAAACCTTCTGTTGGTGAAACAATTAATAATTATACAAAAAATGCAATTATTAAAGAACTTAAAAAATATACAGTAGGTTCTATTGTACCAGTTATTGTTTCTCCAGAATCTATCAATGTTATTATGTATGTTTCAATTGTTTTTGATGCATCTGACACAACTAAAACAACTGATGATATCAAATCCATAATTTTAAATACCATTAGTGAATATTCTCAATTAGATACAGTAAGATCTTTTGAAGGTGTTTATGACAATAATGATCTTCAGTGTCAACTACTTGATGTTGATGAATCTATTACAGGTGCTGTTGTAAGACCTCTTCTAAAAAAAGTAGTATATCCTATCGTTTCTCAAGAGTGTAAATATACTTTCTGTTTTAGAAATAAATTAAGAAACAGTTTAGGTGGATATACTTTTTCTACTCCCGATGGTTTTTATGTAGAGGGAATAGTAGGTAAAGTTTATGTTGTTGATGATAACAATGGAAATTTAGTACTGAAGAAGTATGTAGGTACTGTATTAGAGTCTTTAGGTATTGTTGGTTCAATCGATTATGAAACTGGTTGTTTTGAATTTACAATAACACCGACTACTGATGACCCAATAAATATCATTAGTAGACCTGACTCTCCAATCATTACTGCACCACCAAATAGTTATATACAAATTGTTCCTCCTGGTGATGGTGGTGGAATTACTGTAATTGATAAAACTATACAAAAACCAACTCCAGATCAAATTACTGATGATGTGACCGTTCCACCACCAATTCCACCAGGAGTTTCTGGAACGGATCCTAATATTCAAATTACTATTGATGATACTACACCAGAAACAAATCCTCAACAGTGTTACTAAGAGAAAATATAACAGATGAATTACACAAAGGATAAAATCTCTTTACTGTCAAATGCCGTAGAGTATCAATTTCCTTCTTTTGTACGAGAAGATAATTTATTATTTGTATCTTTTTTAAAGAATTATTATAAATCATTAGAATCTAAATATCAACCTTTAGATCTAGTTGACAATTTAATTAAGTATTACAATATTGAATACTTTACTCCTAATAATCTTGTATCATCTACAACTTTGTCTAGTACAATTGGTGTAGATGATGCAATCATTAATGTAGCTAGCACAAAAGGTTTTCCAGATAAAGATGGTTTTATTCAAATTGAAAATGAAATAATTTATTATAAATCTAAAACAAATACTTCATTTACTGGTTGTAAAAGAGGATCATCATCATTCACATTTATTAATAGATCGAAGTCGGATTTAGTATATTCAACATCAACAAAATCCACTCATACTTCTGGAAAACAAGTATCTAACTTAGCATATATTTTTGCGAAGGAATTTTTTACACGTATCAAGAGTGAATTAATTCCCAATATTCCAGAATACGTCAGTTCAGAATTAAATTTTGTTAATATTTTAGAAAACATAAAATCATTCTACCTAAGTAAAGGTAGTTTAGATTCTGTAAAATTTCTTTTTAGAATTATTTTTAATGAAAAAGAAGTAGTTCTAACTCTACAACCAAGAGGTTCTGGAGCAAATATTATTGTATCTATCTTTAATGGTAGATTGGATAAATATCAAATTATTAATGGTGGTAGTGGTTATAGTTCAAACCCTGCAGACTTTCCAGTAATTGATGTATTTGGAAGTGGAGAAGGTGGTTCTATTGAAGTTACTTCCGTAACAAATGGATCTATCACAGGTATTTCTATTACTGATCCAGGTCAAAATTATAGAGGCGGTGTTGAAATTATTGTAAGAGAGAAACAATACACACAAGAACAAATTGTAACTGGATTGACAACAGGTTCTATTGGTCAAGTAAAATATTGGGAACCAAGTATCAATAAGCTTACATTGATAAATGTAAGTGGAACCTTTCATACAAATGAGTTCATTTTAGGTACTACTACACAAAAAAATGCCGATAACAATGTAAAGTGTCAGATTTTAAAATATGAAACTTTACCATACGATCCTTCAATTGAGTATCCTGTAGATCAGTTATTTACACCATCAAACGCTCTTTATATAAAGAAAAAATATATTAAATGTGAAATAATTAGTGGAAATATAAATGATGTTTATAGCGGTCAAGGATATTACTTAGAACAGTTAGAAGATAAAGATTTTAATATAAAAACTACACAAATAAGTGTAGGTATTATTAACAAAATTTATCAAACAAATGATAAAAATATTGTAGAAATTTCTTTAGAAGATAAATTAAGCACTGAAGATTTTTATTTACCACCAACAACCAATTTAATTGGAATTAATGGAACTACAATCACTGTAGATAACACTGTTGGATTCCCTGTAGAAAATGGTATTATTCAGATTGATAATGAGAAAATTATATATGCATCTAAAACTGTAAACCAATTTATTGGTTGTACTAGAGGATACCTATCAACATCAAGTGTATCACATTCTGGTGGTTCGCTAGTAGATCTTATTGGAAGAAATACTACAGATGGTAATAAATTCTATAATTTAAATTTATATACATCAGATAAAGATGTTTTACTGGAGTTAAAATTACTAGGTCTTCCTTCGCAAATCATTCTAGAAGGTTCTGGTTCTCTTTTCACTGAGAGTGTTCTTGAAGAGCAAACAGATTTTACCAAACAAAATACAGATCCTCATTACTCTAAATGGAGATTAACTTCTGGATCTACAGGAATTAATTCTGTATATGATTTTGAAAAATCAGTTTATGTAGCAACTTCTTCAATACCAGATTATTCTAATAATCAATCAAGAGCAATTACCAATCAAAAAATTGTTCGTAGAATTCCTTTGGTCAAAAAACCATTTAAAAATTCTACTCAGTATGTCAATCTTGGTATATCTAACAGTGGTGTAGAGTTTTTAAACAAATCAGGAAAAAAATTATCATATGGTAGTATTAAAGAATTAGTATTTACAAATTTTGGTCAAAATTATCTTGTAACTCAGACTGAAAGTACTAAACCAAAAATTAAAATTTATTCACAAGGAACAGAACCCGAATTTACCATACAACCTACAGAATTAAAAATTAACGGATCATTTAAATCCATTTCTCTAACTGGTATTGATGTAAATGATTTAAAAGATTATACTACTAAACCATCTGTTTTTATAACTAATGCCGTAGGTGATACTACAGGAAATTCTGCAGCAATTGATTGCGTTTTTGCAAGTGGACAAGTAAAAAAATTAATTATTACATCTTCTGGTTCTGGATATACTAAAATTCCTACAGTAACTATTCAAGGTGGTGGTAAAAACACTATTATTACTATTCCACCAGAAAATATTAATATTGAGGGTGGTCTATTTTTTGATACTACTGACAAAGTAACGTTGCCAGTTTCTTATGGTACTACTTACACAAATACACCAGATATACAAGTAGAAGTAAGCACGGGATCTGGTGCTCAAGTAACTGCAGAAGTTTTAAATGGATCACTAACTGCTGTATTAATTGGAAACCAAGGAACAGATTACTTAATTCCTCCTGATGTTAAAATCACAGGAACTGGTTTTGGTGCGGAAGCAAAATGTTACATTTCTAATGGTAAAGTAGTAAGTATTGAAATTATAAATCCTGGATATGGATATATTTACCCACCAGTAATTGATATTGTTCCTTATGGTGAAGGAGCAAGAATAAAAACAGTATTAACGGAATGGCAATATAATTTAGGATCAATTCTTCCATTAGATAACTGCGGCGGATATGTTTATGATGGTGCAGAGTCTGATTATATTGATGCAGAATTTTTTAATACTACGGTAGATAGAAATGGGTATTATAACATCCGTGTAAAATCATCTTTAGAAACTGCATATGGAATTACTTCATCTAATCATGCACCTTTAATAGGATGGGCATATGATGGTAATCCTATTTACGGAAGATATGGATATACAAATCCATTAGATTCTACTTCGGCAATTTCAGAAATTGTTAGTGGTTATAAGTTAATCACTTCAATTCCACCAGACAGACCTTCAACTACAACATATCCTTTGGGTTCATTTATTGAGGATTGGGTTTTTGATCCTGCTTTATCAACACTAGATAAAAATAATGGAAGATTTTGCAAAACTCCAGAATATCCAAATGGAACATATGCATATTTTGCAACTGTTTCATATCCATATATTTTTGGAGAAAGGTTACAAAATGACGTAGATATTTACAACACTAATAGATGTAGATTAAATGATTCTATTCCAAGTCATTTTGAAAGAGTAAAATATCCATCAGACTTATATTATCCAACTCCAAAAAATTTATCAGATGTTACACGAGTCAAAATTGATTCATTAACTACTGGTGGAGTAGATAGCGTTTACATTGAAAGTTCTGGGTATGGTTATAAAGTAGGTGAAAAACTAATAGTAGATGATCAGGGTACTAATGGAACTGGATTTACAGCATCTATACAAGCTGTAAAAAATGTAAATGTTCAGAGTGCAACAAATGATTCGACTCTAAAAAGAGTTACTGTTGTTACAGATTCAAATCATGGATTAGAAAGTGGTAGTACTATTTTTGTAAGTCCGATAACTTATGACGTAAGTAATATTTTTGAGACTTACACACTTTCAGTTAGTGGAAGTACCGTATCTTTAAATGGTGATACCACCATTTCAACAATATGGGCAATTAATGATAAAAAATATGTTTTTAATTTAACTAATCCTTTACCATATACAATTTACTTATCTCAAGATATAAATGGGTCATTACCTTTTTATACTTCTAATACTATAATTTCTAATTCTTCAGTTACTATAATTACAACTGATTTACCATCAATTTTTTATATTAATGTTTATAATGAATCAACAGATACTATTTTAAGAACTTATCAAATTTTTAATCAAAAAGAACCATATTTAGGTAAATTTAAAATATTTAAAATTAATAATACATCATTTTACTATGAAATAGATTACGCATATCCACAAACAAATATTTCAAATATCTATTATTCTACCACAAATAACACTGTATTTGGATCTATTGATAAAATTAAAATTTATGATACTGGTACAAATTATAAAATTTTACCTGCAATTACTGGAATAGAAACTGCAAATGGTGATGGAGCAATTCTTCAACCAGATAGTAGTTCTATTGGAAAGATAAAATCTTTAGTATATCAAAATACTGGTGATTATTACCATTCAAATAAAACTATTAGTTATCAAATTAAGAATGATGCTGTAATTAAGGTATCAAATAATTTAGAAATTTATGAAATTGAAATCCTCAATCAAGGATTTAATTATCTTTCTGAGCCAAAAATTTATGTAGAAGGTTATCAAAATTCTACTGATTTCCAATTCCAAACAAAAGTATTGAATGGTAAATTAATTTATGTTGAAATTATAAAAGGTGGGTCTTTCTTGGATAAAAATCCAACACTAATTGTTGATAGTTTAAACACAGGTGGTTCTGGAGCAATTGTAAGATCTAAAGTAAAAAGAAAAGGATTGAATATTGGTACACCAATTTATTATGGACCATCATTTTTACATCCATCTACAATTAAAGCTCAAATTGTAAATTTTGAACCAAATGGTTCTATTTTACAAATTAAAGAAGATTACACAATTGGAAAATTTGAGAAAAATGATAACTATATTTTATTTGATCAGTATGGCAACAGTTATGGCAAAATTGTAAAAGTTAATAGAACAGATATTAGATTTAAATCTGGTTATGTTGTAGATGGACCAAGTTATTTTGCTACAAATAGCGGGTTTTTAAATAGCAATACACAGAGACTACAGGATGGAAAATTCTATCAAAAATATTCTTATGTAATTAATTACAATCATAATATTAAAGATTGGAAGAGTGATGTCATTAAAAATGTACATCCAGTAGGATTTAAGTTGTTTGCAAAAAATAACATTGAATCTTATAAAGCAACTCATGAAGCATCACAAAAAATTATTCGTAATATTTTAGGATTTAATTTAAGTCTTAGAGGAAACATATTATTAAAAATTCAAGAATATTTGGACCTTTCTTCTAGATATTCTACTCGTCAACAAATGTTGTATTTGAGTGGTGATAATACTAATTTCTTAAATGAAGATGATTATGTTTTTGGATCTACTAGTAAAACACTAGGTAAAGTTGTTTCTAAATCTTCAGACTCTGTAGTTGTAGAAATACTTGATAAAAATGAATTTGTTAAGTTTGAATACTTACTACAAATAAAAGATAGTTATAGTTTTACTAGTTTAACTGATGCAAGACAAAATAATACTATACTTTGTGCAAACGGAGTTTTACAGAATCCTATTCAAGCTTATAAAATTTTTGGATCTAAACTAATCTCTACGTATCCACTAGATACAACAGATTTAATTTTTGCTCAAACTCTTCAAAATAATACATTTGATATTGTTACGGTTAACTATACTGATAATCAAACTACATTTTTATTAAGTACTTCTGCTGGAGCATATACTCCTGCGTCAAAAAATAATTTAATTTTTTCTGTAAATGGAACTGTACAAGACCCAACGAATTTTTCAGTTAATGGTAGTAATTTAGTTTTATCAGAAAGTATTCCTGGTAATATAGAACTATTTGCAATTTATTCTTCATTATTTCAAAAATTAACATTTACTCAAGTTAATTCTACTACTTATGATATATCTCCTTCGGTATCAAGTAAAAATCAACTTTTAATTTTTGCAAATGGTGTTGAACAAAATATTATAGATCCTACTACGTTTACTCTTAATGGTGCGGGTAATAGAATAACATTTTCTTCCGCACCTGCAACATCTGAAGTATTTGGTTGGAAATTGAATGATACTGTTCAATCTGATCAATTAGATTTAACTTACTTAAAAACATATCAAGTAGCTGGTTATAATTTAATTTTTAGAGATAAAAATTTAAATTATGATATTGAAACTAATAATGTAAAAAATCCAGATAGTTATTATGAAATTGAAAGAAAGAAATTAAATGGATTTGTTTATACAAATGGAACAACTGTATCTGGAATTGGAACTAAATTTAAGATTTCAAATCCAGAGTATTCGACAAGTTATGTCGAAGTTTTAAATGAACTAAATTCATTTAATGGAACCACATCAACATTTAAACTTACATATTTGAATGGTGTAGATTTTACATATTCAAATACAGATTCATACTGTGTTAATTTAAATAACACAGTATTGACACAAGGAGTTGATTATACTATTAGTGGATCAAATATTATCTTTACAACACCACCTACTAGTGGTTCTAAGTGTACTGTAACAGTATTTGCTAGTTCTTATACTTCATCTGATTTAGATCCAATAAACAAATCTTTTGATGGTTCTACAACCACATTTCCTTTAGTTAGAGATGGTATTCCTCTGTATGTTTATAGACAGGGAGATATTTTAGTTCTCAGAAATAACGTTTTACAAAAAATGAGTTCTTCTCATTATTCAATTAATGATGATAGAATTACATTTGTAGATCCATTACAACCAAATGAATCTTTAAAATTAATTCATTTTAGAAGACTTTTAGATCCAGTAAATCATCACAATGCACTAATTGATGATTTTAAATATTTTGATAGTGTCACTACACAATTTGGTGTTACTTCTAACGGAAGTAATGTAAGTGGAAATTTAATAATGTTTAGAAATGGTGTTTATCAAAATCCCACAAGTACATATACAAATAACTCAACTAGTATTACTTTTGTTGATGCACCAGATCCTAATGAAGAGATTCATGGAAAATGCTTTACAGCAAATTCTCAATACATGAATTTTAATAACAGAACAAGTACTGAAGTTACACTCACTGGCAATCCTAATATAACATCTGGATTCTTCTTAGTATTCTTAGATGGTGTTGTACAAACCTATAATGTAAATACTGCAGAATCTTACGGAGTAACTTATAGTAACACTACTAAAAAACTTACATTTGACGAATCAATTTCATCATTTACTGATGTTGTTGTTCTTTGGTATTCTCAAGCAGTAGTAACCCTACAGAATAGAACTATTCCAAATACTACTACATTAACATATAATTTAAATAACGCAAGTGGTGGTGGATCTTACACACCGACAAATAAAGGTGGACTTTTAGTATTAATTGATAATGTTGTACAAAAATTTACAACAGATTCATTACTTCCTGGTGCATATACTGTTGGAACAACCACCATTACATTTAATGATATTCAACCTTTAAATGTTGGTTCTACAATCAGATTCATTTATTTTGGAGATGATTTAAAACATCTTGATGAGATGAATGAAACTGTAAATGATGTAAGAAAGAAATTTAGATTGTTGTCTAATTTTACAAATTTTGTTGGTGCAGAATCAGACTTATTTGTTTCTGTAAATGGTGTAATTCAAAATCCAGTATCAGATTACACAGTTTCCAATTCTTATATTACTTTTGATAATCCTCCTGCACTATTTGATGATGTTTTTGCCATTGGAATGTATGCTAATGAAAACATGCCATTAACTTTAGTTAGTGGTACTACATATCAATTACCAAGAAATTTAACTACTGTAGAAAGAAATTCATTACTTGCTTTCTATAATGGTTCTGCACAACTGGTTAATGCAGGATTTACATTTACAGCAAATAATAGAATCACATTTGACGAACCTTTAGACACTGTTTTAGGTGCAACTACATTTGCTTTCTTACTTAATGGTGGTACTCCAATAGATGAGGTAAATGTTCCTTTCAATGGTTCTAAAACACAATTTACTTTATTTAAGAATGGAAGTGTTTTCTATCCATTAGACGGTCAAATTTCTCCACAAAATTTATTAGTTACAAAAAATGGTTTACTTTTAGATGGTGGAGTTGATTATACTGTTAGTAGTCCTGGTACTAGAATAAACTTTACTACTGCACCAGTACTTACAGATAAAATTGATATCACTTGTCATGGTAATTTTATAAAACTTGATACAAAAACAACTACATCTGGAACCACAGTATACAATTTAACAAGAAGTTCTTCTGCATATTATGTAAATGCTTTAATTGACAGACCAAGAAATTATGAAAATCAAATTTTAGCAATTTATAATGGTCAATTACTCAGTCCATTGAGAGATTACTTCATTGAAAATAATAAAATTAATTTGAAGTTTAATCCTGCAAATTCTGGTAAATTAGTATTACTTGATTATAGAGGAACCGATTCTGATGTAGAAGTAAAAGATTACTATGATAATGTTTTAGTTGGAGATAAAATTAAAATAACTGGTGAAAGTGACTATCGTACTGTAAGTGCAGTTCTTTCCCCAACAGTTTTAACAACTACATCATCACCAACTAATCTACAAGTTAATTTTGTGGGAAGTGCAAATATTTCTAATGGAATGGTTACTTCTATTACTGTAACAAATTCTGGAAGAAATTATGCAAAAGATACTTATATTGTACCATATGGTTGTGGGTCTGAAGCATTATGTCAAGTTAATGTTGATGAATATGGTCAAATTCAAACTATTTCACCAATTATTGGTGGTTATAATTATTACACTCAACCAACTTTACTAGTTACAAATAGTCTCTATGCTATTAACTCTAGACCTTTACAATCAAATCAGGTACAACGTTTGTATAAATTACAATCTAATATTAACAATACTATTGATAATAATATTCAGTTAAATACTACTACAAATCTTCCAACATCTCCTTGGTCTTTAACTGTTACTAGTGCATTCGGTGTTGGAGCTGGAGCAATTTTAATTCCTCATATATCAAATGGAAGAGTTGTAAAAGTAACTGTATTAAATGGTGGATCTGGATATGATGATACAGATATTGAAATTAATCTAACTGGAGGTACTACTTCAGACGGAAGTGGTGCAAAATTTGAGCCAATTCTTAATACAGTTACTGGTGCAATTACTTCTGTAACAATTAAGAATGGTGGTAGTGGTTATGATTCTTATAAAGTAATCATAGGTCTTGAAACTATTGAGTATACTCAAACTTCTTCGGGATATTTAAGAGGTTGTACCAGAGGTTCTGGTAATACAATCTCAACATCACATACAACTTCTGAGTATGTAATCTTCGATTCATTGCTATAATAAATAACTTTAAGAAATAGTAGGAACCAAGTAAATGGCATCATTAGTAACAGATCAATTTAGAATTTTTTCTGCTAAGCAATTTATCAACTCTTTGTCTGTTCCCACAGGTGTTTCTGACTCTGTTGCAGGAACTCAAAGACAAAAATTATATGTTTTTGTAGGAAGATCTAGAGATTGGAACTCAGAAAGATATTCTGGTGTAAGTACAGATCAACTTCCACCAACACCAGAGGATTCATTTAATGATTTAAGTGAAATCTATGATGATATGATTGCAATGAAAAGAATCAGTGCAACTGATCTTCGTCAGGTAATTAAAAGAAAAACCTGGAAGGCGGGTAAAATTTATGATATGTATAAGCATAATTATTCTTCTACCAATACTGCTTCCAGTGGTGCTACAAAATTGTATGATTCTGACTTCTATGTTATTAATAGTCAGTATCAAATTTTAAAGTGCATTTATAATGGTCAGTCTCCAGAAAATATTACGGGTATTGCAACTGCTTCTAACGCAGAACCTATTGCTAGTGCTGGTCAAACTTCAATCATTACAACTTCAGATGGTTATAAGTGGAAGTTTATGTATCAGTTGACAATTGATGAAGTTTTAAAATTTGTATCTAGTGACTTTGTTCCAGTATCTTCTGATGCAACTGTGGTAAGTGCTGCAGTTAATGGTGCTTTAGATACTGTTTTAATTACTCAGAGAGGTTCATCTTTAACACCAGGAACTTATTATGCTAAGGCAGTTGGTGATGGATCTAACGGTGTTATTAGAATTGTTGTAGATAATACTGGAATTTATAACGGAAAAATTTCTACTGCAAATATTCAAACACCTGGAACAAATTACACTTATGCTAAAGTTGATTTGACGCAAGTATTCAGTAATATTGCGTGTACGACTTCTGCTAACATGGGTGTTAGTACTAATGGTACATCATATCTAGAAGTAATCATTCCTCCTACTGGTGGACATGGTTCCACTCCAGATGTTGAACTTGGTGGTTATAGAGTAATGGTAAACTCAAAACTAGAATTCTTAGATGGTTCTGGTGACGTTCCTGTTGATATGCAATTTAGAAGATTTGGTCTAATTGCAAATCCAATTGAATATGGAAGTACAACTCAATCTACAGATTCAACACGTTCTGCTTGCAAGGCAATTAAATTCAGTGATTCTTTTACCAGTAATTTTACTCCTGGTGAAGTAATTATTCAATCCACAACAAATGCAAGGGGTGTTGTAATTCACTGGGATAGTATCAACAAAATTTTACGTTACTATCAGAATGAATATAGTGGTGTATATCAAAACGCCTTGATTAATTTTAGTGGATCAAATACTATTACTGGACAAACAAGTAATACTGTTGGTGTTCCATTAACTTCATATACATCTGGTAGTAATGGTGCTCCATCATCTCTTACTGGTATTATTTTCAATACTGGTTATGCAAATCCAGAAATTAATAAGTATGGTGGTTCTATTATCTACTATGAAAATAGAAAACCAATTGCAAGATCTAGTGACCAAATTGAAGACATTAAATTAGTCGTTGAGTTCTAAAATAAATAAAACAAGAAAAAACCTAGCGGTTGATAGTTAAATGCAAGACACAAATTTAAATGTAACTCCTTACTTTGATGATTATCAAAGGGAAAAACAATTTTATAAAGTATTATTTAAGCCTGGTTATCCAGTACAAAGTAGAGAATTAACTACATTACAATCTATTCTACAGAATCAGGTTGAAAGATTTGGTCAGCATATTTTTAAAGATGGGTCCATGGTTATTCCTGGACAAATTGCATTCGACATTAACTATCAAGCTGTAACTATTCAACCTTTAATTAATGGTACTGAGGTAGAAACATATAGAACTCAATTAGTTGGTCAAAAACTAACTGGATCTATTTCTGGAGTAACTGCTCTAATTTTATATACAATTAGTGAAGAAGAATCCGATAAAAAATTAATTACATTATATGTAAAATATATTAGTGGTGGAAATTTTGATATAAATGGAAATCAGTACACTAAATTTGCTGACAATGAGAATTTAATCGATTCTACTCTTTCTGTAGTTGCATCTACATCTTTAACAAATGCAACTAGTTATGTTGGTTCTATTGCTCATATTGAATCTGGAGTTTATTTCTCTCGCGGATATTTTATTGAAGTAAATGCCCAAAGTATTATATTAGATCAATATGAAAATGCACCATCATATAAAGTAGGACTTAAATTACAAGAAAGTATTATTTCATCATCCGATGATGAATCTCTAAAGGATAATTCATTAGGTTATTCTAATTTTTCTGCACCAGGCGCTGATAGATTAAAAATTGATGCAGAATTAGTAAAAATAGGATTAGATGAAGAGCAAGATAAAAACTTTATTGAATTACTTCGTCTAAGACAGGGTATTGTAGAATATAAAATTGATAGAAGCACTTATGCCGAGTTAGGAAAAAATATTGCAAGAAGAACATACGAAGAATCTGGAAACTATTCAGTAACTCCTTTTAAACTGACTAAAAAAGAAACTTTAAATAATCTGTTTAATAACGGAACTTATGAGTTAAATAGTTCTTCAAAATTTTCTGGTAAGACGATTGTAAACGGCACACCATCTACTAGTGAAGAAATTAATGGAAATGATTATTTTACTGTGGAAATTTGTCCTGGAAAAGCATATGTAAAAGGTTATGAAGTAGAAACTGTAGCAACTAATTTTATTGATATTGAAAAATCTAGAACCACATTATCAAAGAATAATGAAGGTGCAGTAGTTTCTCACGGTAACTATTTTGAATTGGAAAATAGTTCTGTAAAAGGATCTATTACAGGTGGTTCTTTTACAGAAGTATATTTTTATGATAAAGTAATTGGAAGTCCAACAAATTCTAATTTGATTGGAAAAGCAAAATGTTATGGTCTAATTACGGATACAAAAACCAGACTCTATATTTTAGATTTTAATACTTTCACATTTATCACATATAACAATAATAACAATACATTAGATTTTGCTGTACAGGCAAATGATTATGTATTTGGTTCTTTGTCTGGAGCTTCAGGAATAGTATCAGCTAATCCTGGTGGTAATACAGTTCAATTACAACAGGTATCTGGAAACTTTATTGATGGAGAAACTTTAACAAATAGTAGAAATTCTACTAGCGTAGTTTTAACTTCTACAAATGATTTTACGACAGAACGTATTAGATCTGTATCAACTCAACCATTAACTGATCCAAACCCTCAGTTTTCTGCAAATATTTCTTTAGATAGCATTCCTTTGTCGGGAAGTAGCTTTGTAGTTTCTGGTGGTACAACTCTATCTGGTGTTAATACCAGTTTTCTCACTGAATTGTATGTAAATACAACCTTACAATTTGGTTCTACCACAACTACAATTTCTACAATTACAAATAATTCCGTAGCAACTTTAAGTTCTGCAGTAAACAATCAGTCATATAGTACTGTTTCCAAGTTAATAGCAACATTAAAAACATCTGGATCAGAATATTTTAGTCTAACACAAAACAAATATGTAAGTAGTCTTAGTGATGTAAGTTTTTCTGTATTAAAAGATTATATTGTAACTTTTAATAATGGAACAGGAACTCTAGTTACTGCTACTGGTGAAGTTGCATCGGGGAATGTTTTAATCCAGACATCTACTACTAGTATGACTGGTAGTATTGGAGCTTCTAATATTATTACTTGTAGTAATACAACTTTTAGCGGAAATGCTACTGTTTATGCAAAAGTATTAGTTTCTAATCCAACTGTAAAACAAAAAACACTTAATCCTTGTACAGTTCTCAAAGTAAATAAAACAAAAGGTACTTTAAATACAGTATATGGAACTAGAAGAGATGACTATGAAATTTCTCTTGCTAAACCAGATGTAATTAAAATTTATGCAATACACCAGGCAACAAGTTCTGCCTATGTAGATGCAGATTTATTTGATTCTATTATAGTAACTAATGCTACTAATTTTAATGTAGGGGATACTCTTTATAGTTTACAAAATTCTGCTAAAGCTAAAATTGTATCTAAATCTGGAAATACTTTAAGTATAATTTATTTTAATAATATTTCTTTTTCTAGTTCTACTGGAAATAACATTGTTAAAAATTTTACTACTGATGCAGAAACTACAGTAACATCGGTATCCTTTGGTACTTATATTGATATTACTAACTCTTTTGAGTTAGACAAAAATGTTAGTGATGAAATTTATGATATTTCTAAATTAGTAAGAAAAAATGGTTATGCTGCACCACAGTATGATTTTATTGTCATTTATGATTATTACTCACATGGAAGTGGTGATTATTTTAACGCAACTTCTTATCCATCTAATCAAATTTCATACGAAACTTTTGGATCTTATAACGATTATAATTTAACTGATATCATTGATTTCAGATTAACTGCTTCAACATCAAATATCAATACAAGTGGTTCTGGAACTTTATCCAGTCCATTAATTTTGAACAGCGTTACTTTAAGTAAACTAACAAGACCTTTAGTTTCTAAAAACTTAGAGTATCCTGGAACAACTGTAACATATGATTACAGTCATTATATTGGTAGAATTGATACTTTAGTATTTGATGAAAATGGTAAATTTAAGGTAATTAAAGGAAATCCTTCATTAACTCCATCATATCCACAAGTATTAAATGATAATTTACCTATAGCATCATTTGTAATGCCTCCATATGTTATGGATGTAAATGATATCTATGTTCAAAATTATGATAATAGAAGATATACAATGTCAGATATTGGTCTTCTTGATAGAAGACTATCTAATGTCGAATATTATACTTCATTGAATTTATTAGAGGTTGATACAAACACCTTAACTATTACTGATGATAATGGTTTTAATAGATTTAAAAATGGATTTGTAGTTGATTCTTTCCAAGATTTTACTGTATCCGATCTAACAAATATAGATTATAAAGCATCTATAGATGTTATTAATACTGAAGTAAGACCATCACATTATACAAATAATGTAGATTTGGAATTTATTGCATCAAGTTCTACAAATTATAAAAAAACAGGATCTTTAATAACTCTAAATTATACGGATGAAGTGTATGTAGATCAGCCATTTGCATCAAAGGCAGAAAATGTAAATCCATTTAATGTATTTTCATGGGTTGGTAGAATTGATTTGACTCCATCTTCGGATAACTGGGTATCTACAACAAGACAAGCAGATAATATTATTAGAGTGGAAGGTAATTTTGAAAAAACTGCGAGGGAATTAGGTGCTGGTGCTACAGGTGTCACACCTACACAATGGGGAGCATGGAGGACTTTATCTAGTTCAACTACTGGTGGCGCAGGGCGCGGAAGAAGACAAATTACAACAACCACAACACAACAAAGAACAGGAACATTTACTGTATTAACAGAAGAATTCTCAAATACATCTTTAGGAGATACTGTTCTAAGTACAACTACTTCTCTTTATATGAGAGAAAGAACTATTGGTATTACAGCAACTAGAATGAAACCAAATTATAGATTATATCTATTTTTGAATAATACCAATATGACAAACTATACTATTGCGTCATTAATTGAAATTTATAAAGGTGGTGAAAATGGAACAAATGCGAGAGAATTTTTAGTAGGAGAAAAAGTTAAATTTGCAAATACAAATATAACTGCAACCGTAATTTCTCCATCTGATTCTGGTTTTGCTAATAATCCATATGATCAAAATACCTTACCATCAACTTATACAGGTACATATGGTTATGTTGCTTTATCAATGCCTTCTATAATCGATACACCAATTCCAGTTTCAAGTTTTTCTGAAAATGAGACTATTACTGGAGTTACTAGTGGAGCGATAGGCAAATTTAAAGTAAAGAAAATAGTTTGCGATAAGAGTGGTCAATGGTTTGGAAATGTTATAATTCCAGATCCAAACTTAAATGCAAATCCAAGATTTGCAAATGGTCAAACTACATTTAGACTTACTACATCAAGTACAGATTCAAGAGTTCCTGGAACTATTGATACTGATGCTGAAATAGTGTTTAGTTCTTCTGGGTCAACACAAGTTGTACAAAAGAATGTAGTTTCAGTGAGAAATGCAGTTCCTGAAAGAAGAACTACTACAGAAACACAAACAACTACCAGTATAACATGGGTAGATCCTCTTGCACAATCTTTCTTGATTGATAGGCCAGGCGGAGTCTTCATGACAAAGGTAGATTTGTATTTCCAAGCAAAAGATACATCAATTCCAGTAAATGTTCAAATTAGAACAATGGAAAATGGTTCTCCTACTCAAACAGTAGTTCCATTTAGTGACGTATCTGTATTACCATCAAATGTTAATATTTCCGATAACGCAACTTCTGCAACAACTTTCACTTTCCCATCCCCAGTATACTTATCACAAGGTCAAGAATATGCTCTAGTAGTTTGGACTAACTGTGATAATTATAAGGCATGGATTGCGAGGTTGGGTCAAACTGATGTTGCTACAAATAGGTTAATTAGTGAAAATCCTTATGCTGGTGTATTATTTAAGTCTCAAAATGCTTCAACATGGACCCCAGATCAATATGAAGATTTGAAATTTAAAATGTATTATGCAAAATTCAATAATTCTACATCATCAGAACTCTTCTTTGAAAATAAAACAATTGCTGAAAATGCATTAAGAAAAGATCCTATTACTATGATTTCTGGTAATAGTGTAATCACTATTGCACAACCAAATCATTGTATGCATACGACTTCTAACAAAGTAACTATTAGTGGTGTTAGGTCAGAAGTTCCATCTACCACTATATCTGGATCAACTTTAACAAACACACAAAATACTGCACCTATTACAATTATATTAACTAATGCAGCAAATCTGCATACTCAAATAGGAAATACCAGCATTTCTGCTACAAATCCAGGTTATATTAAAATTGGTGATGAAATTATTGCTTATTCTGCAATCAATTCAAATACTGTAACTATTCCTGCAAATGGAAGAGGAATTAATTCTACAACAATAATATCACATTCTTCTGGTGAAGTTGTTGAATGCTATAATTTAAATGGTATTCCACTTACAGAAATTAATAAAACTCACAATTCTGTAATTCCTATTACTTTAGATACCTTTAATTTGCAACTAAACTTTAGTGCAAATAATAATCTAACTTCTGGTGGAGATTCTGTCTTTTCAACTAGAAATATTCAGTATGAACATGTTACCGCAAATATTGCTACAATGGCAGTAACTGGAACTGATATTAGTGCAAAATTAAATTCTATTACTGGTACTAGTATTTCTTCCAATACTACTTTACAGCCATCATATCAAAGTGTAACCAATGAACCAATTTCTCTAGAAAGAATCAATGATCTTGGGAAACCAAGATTGGTTGCATCTGCACCAAATGAGTCATCATTTAATAACAATAATAAATCTATAAAATTAAATCTACAACTATCAAGTGATTCTGATAATTTATCACCCGTAATTGATCTTGATAGATGCAGTTTAATTACAACATCTAATCGAATTAATAAATTAACAAATACTAGTAGTTCTCTATCTCCATCAAATACAAAAAATGAATCAAATTATGTAACTAAAACTTTTACATTAGAAAATTCTTCTACTGCTCTAAAAGTTTTATTTGAAGGTGTAAGATTTAATACAAATGGAATTAGAGTATATGTTAAAATTGGTCGTGATGACGCTCTAAGTTTTAATAATACTTCTTACATTGAACTAACACCATCATCTTATCCTTCTTCTTCAAATTATACCGAATATAAAGAATTTGAGTATGAAGCAAAAGGATTACCTTCATTTAAATCTTACTCTGTGAAAATTGAAATGGATTCTGATAATCAAGCTTTAATACCAGTAATTAGAAAATTTAGAGCTATTGCACTTGCAGTTTAATTATGGAATTAAAAGTAGAAGGACACTCAAATTTATATAGAGACTCGGAAACTGGCGCGATTGTTGTAAAAGACAAAAATTCGTATCAAAACTATATGGACAATCTCAGGTCGAGACTCTATAATAAGACAGTACAGGAATCACTGGTTGATGACGTTAAAAAATTAAAAAATGATATGAAAAACATCAACCAGTTATTACAAAAAATTATGGAGAAACTAGATGATAGATGATCTTCCTCTTAGTAAACAATTTGAATATAATAAATTATGCAGAGATATTGATACATTAACTGATTTAAATGATCTAAGGGATTTGTCAAAAAAATTTCTTTTGTTGTATCTCAGTCAACAACATGTAGTCTCAAAATTAGCAGATTGGGATTTTAAATTAGATAAAAAATAGTTGTTTTTATAGTCTCCTTATAAATATTAAGGAGACTATTTTTGTATAAATATAGGTCAAATATATGGCAGCACCAAGTTCTAGAGCTCAACTAAAAGAATATTGTCTTAGGAAGCTTGGCAAGCCTGTTATCGAGATCAACGTAGATGATGATCAAATTGAAGACTTAATTGATGATACCTTACAATTGTACAGGGAAAGAAGTTATGATGGAGTTGAAAGAGTTTACTTGAAATATAAGTTAACTTCTCAAGATATCGCTAACGCAAAGGCTAATACAGCAACTGTCTATCCAAGTGGTTTATCATTTTCTGAAGCCACTGGTGGATTTTTAACTCTACCAGATCATATTTTGGGAGTGAATGGAATTTTTAAAATCTCTAATGCATATGTAAACAATATGTTTGGTTTTAGATATCAATTTTTCTTAAATGATTTTTATAATTTTTATGCATATGATATTCTAAATTATTACATTACTATGTCATATTTGGAAACTCTAGACTTTATGTTGGAGGGGAATAAAAGTATTAGATATCATAAAACTCAAAATAAATTAATTATTGATTTGGATTGGGATCGTATTCAACCAAATGATTGGTTGGTAATTGAATGCTTTAGAGCATTAGATCCCACACAATATACAAAAGTCTATAATGAAATTTTTATTAAAAAACATTTAACTTCTTCTATCAAAAAACAGTGGGGTCAAAACCTCATTAAATTTGAAGGTATTCAAATGCCTGGTGGTGTTACTTTTAATGGAAGACAACTATATGATGACGCAATTGAAGAATTGCGAGAACTAGAAGAAAAAATGTCTAGTACATATGAAGTTCCACCACTAGATATGATCGGGTAATCAAATATGAAAAATGTATATTTCACATTTGGAACCAAATCAGAACAAAGACTATATGAGGATTTAATCATAGAGTCTTTGAAAATTTATGGTATGGATGTATATTATCTTCCAAGAGAAATTGTAAAAGAAGATGAAATATTTGAAGAAGATATCCTTTCTAAATTTGATGAAAATTACATGATTGAAATGTATTTGGGAACATATGATGGTTTTGAAGGTGATGGATCATTGTTTACTAAATTTGGTGTGAGAATTAGTGATGAAGCAACTTTTATTGTTTCAAAAAGAAGATGGGAAGATTTAGTATCATCATCTTATAATCTTGTTTCTTCACATAGACCAAATGAAGGAGATTTAATTTATTTTCCACTAACTAAGGGATTATTTCAAATTAAATTTGTTGAACATGAAATTCCTTTTTGGCAATTAGCTAATGTTGCTACTTACCAGTTAAGAGCAGAATTAATTGAGTACTCACAAGAGAGACTTGAGACAGGAGTTGAAGAAATTGATTTAATTCCAGAAGAAGCTGGTATTAGTTTGAAACTTATTATGACAACTGGTTCTGGTGATTTTGAACGTCTGGAAGAAGTTACGGGTGGTACAAGTGGTGCAACTGGAAAGGTTGTTGCTTGGAATGCTCCAACAAAAACTCTAGAAATAATTGATGTTACTGGAAAATTTTTACCAAATGAGACTATAACTGGTAGTTGGAGTGGAGTTAGTAGAGTATTATCTACATATAATACTCTAGATATCGATTTATTAGATTACGCAGAAAACAAACCGATTGAAATTGCATCTGATGCAATCCTTGACTTTAGTGAAGGTAATCCATTCGGTGAATTTGGAGACATGGGAGTATTCTGATGTTAGGAACACATTTTTACAACGAAACAATAAGAAAGACTATTGTTGCATTTGGAACTCTTTTTAATAACATTGAGTTACAAAGAAAAGATGGTCAGGGTAATTTAGTTCAAACTATGAAAGTGCCCTTGGCATATGGACCGAGAGAAAAGTTTTTAGCTCGTGTTCAAAATGCGCCAGATTTATTAGAAAATCAAAAAACGCAAATTACATTACCTAGAATTGCGTTTGAGATGGTAGGTATTTCATATGATAATACCAGAAAAACAAATACACTTCAGATGGTTAGTGCCCCTGGAGCAAACAATGAAACTAGAAAAAGACAATATGTTCCAGTTCCATATAATTTAGATTTTGAACTTAGCATCATTTCAAAAAATAATGATGATATGCTTCAAATTGTTGAACAAATTTTACCATATTTTCAACCAACTTTTACATTGACAATTAATATGAGTCCTGAAATGGGTGATAAAAAAGATACTCCCATTACATTAAACAATATTAATATTCAAGATGATTATGAAGGTGATTATATTAAACGTAGAAGTTTAATCTATGTTTTAAGTTTTACAGCAAAAACTTATTTCTATGGTCCAATTTCTGCAACAGATGGTATCATTAAACAAGTCAATATCGATTATTATACAAATATCAATGCTGCATCAAGAGAAGTAAGATATACTGTAGAACCTGCAGCATTACAAGATTATAATAATGATGGAACTGCACTTGATTCATCAGTTGCAGTTAATACAAATAGTAACACCATTACATTAAATAATCACGGATTTATTACTGGAGATTTTGTACAGTATCGTGATAATGGTGCAACTACTATAGGTGGTTTAATGGACACAGGAACTTATTATATTATTAAAATAGATAATAATAGTTTCCGTCTTGCAACAACAAAGAGAAATGCTTTAGATAATTATTCTGTAGATATTACATCTACAGGTTCTGGAACTACTCATAAATTCTCTGTAATTAATGCTTTAGATGATGATTTAGTAGAACCAGATGATAATTTTGGTTTCAATGAGGAATGGTCATAATTATGAATAAAAATTTTTCAAATTTAGATGATACTTTTAATGTTTCAGAAACTTCTATAGAAGTTTCTTCTAAAACAGAAATTGTACAACCAGATACTACCAAAAATGATACTACATCAGATTATGAGTATACTAGAGCACAATATTATTCTATATTGTCAAAAGGACAAGAAGCATTAGATTGTGCTTTAGAAGTTGCTCAAAATTCAGATCATCCACGAGCATATGAAGTAGTTGGTCAATTATTAAAACATAATGCTGATATTGCTGATAAGTTGATTGATCTTCAGAAAAAAATGAAAGAATTAAACAAAGAAGAAGTTGCAAAAGGTCCAACTACAATTACAAATAATTCTTTGTTTGTTGGGTCTACAGCAGAACTTCAGAAATTGTTAAAATCGCAAAAACAGAATAACGAATAAATAATCAATAAACGGTAAGTTCAATGCAAGTTTTAAAATTATTAAATCAGGAAACTAATTTAACTGCTTCAAGTAATGTTGGTAGTGCTACTTTAGTGAGAGTATTCAATAATCAGAATGCTGTGTCAGCATTGTTAGTAAAAGATTCTAGCGATACCACTATTCTTGGTTCTTTCACTATGAAAGAATATGAGGTTGCATATATTCAGAAAACTGCCGATCAACTATTATCTGCATCTGTAGGTGGTGTTAACGTTAAAGTAACTAAAATTGCATTTGCAAACTAATGGCACAGTATAGCAAACACTACGAAGATTTCCTACCACAGGAAAAAACAAACTTTGAAGTAGTGATGATTGCCGATAACTTCGGTAATCTTACTGCTGGAACTGGAGCAACTGCCGTTGATGCTTTCGGTCGTTTGAGAGTTGCCGAGACATTTACTCTTGGTGACTATAAGCACCTTTATGCTATTGATCCTAACTTCCGTGATCTAAAACAAAACGGAGGTGACGTTCAATATAATCAAAATAAAGCATGTGCTGTGTTGACAACAACATCTGATGTTGCTTCCCGTGTTGTTCACCAAACAAAGTTTTATCATCATTACCAGCCAGGCAAATCACAACTTATCTTTTCTTCGGTATGCTTTGGTTATGCTCAACAGAATGTAACCAAGAGAACTGGATACTATGATGACAGAGATGGCATTTACTTTGAGCAAGTTGGTGGTGCTACTGCTGACGGCACAACAAATGGCACACTCAACTTTGTAGTTCGTTCCTATGCTGGTGGTAGTGCCAGCGAAGCAACAGTAGGAACTTACAAGAGAAGGGTGCCACAATCCGAATGGAATATTGATCCCT